CTCGCTTAACTCATTGCCTGGAACCTCAAGCGGAACCATGCCGGTCTTAATGCCAAGGGACTCCCAGGATTGAACCATTGAGTTTAGCTTTCGCATCACATCGGTGATGGCTTCAGGCGCAGCCGGTGACGCCACACTGTACGCCCCAATCTCTTTCAGAGCGTCCTGAATAATTTCAGTTCCAGACGACATTAATCGGACGCCTCTTTGGTATTCTTGGTCTTCTTAGGCTTGTCCTTAACCTCTTTCCACCCGAGCGATGTTAAGTAATCTCTTGTAGCTTTGTTGTCGGTCACTTCCATGACCTGGCCGCTTGGCTTTTCCCACTTCATATTAATCTCCTAAGTAAAGCCCCCTCCGAAAAGGGGGCGTGAGAGTTACGATAGACCTTAGTTATTCACCAAAACCTTGACCCGCAAAGAACGGATTCATTGTTCCAAACGCGGGATGCAAATCGATACGAACGGTCTGCTTATTAGCGTCGCCGTCTGAATATTTCGATACCCGCAGCTGCAAACCATCCATAGTAGTGGCCAGAGTATCTGTCGAATGAAGTTTCTTCATAGGAACAGACGCAATGGTAAAAGCGTCAGGATGCCAGAACATATTAGGCATATACATTTTGTCGCCTCGGCCTAAGATTGTCACAACATCATCGTCAGCAATCGCTGCGTCGGTGGTGTTGTATGCTCCACCATCTTCCCAAATTGCAGGGCCGGTGATAACAAACGTGCCAGCGCCAGCGGTTAGCACTGCGTCAGCCGCTAGAGTCCCGGTAAACGTTACGGTACTGCCTGACTCGTCAACGATTGGCGCACGAGTTGACAAGTTCAATCGATTACGTCCTTTAATTTCAATCGGTGTACCCGCCATGATTGTTCCACTGAACGTTCCAAAGCCATCAACAGTAATAGATTGTGTCATTGTGTCCTTAGCCGTTACATAACTAACATCAGGAGTTCCGTTGATAGCCCCTGTCAAGTCAGGCATCACGGGGGTAGCGTAAGTCGGTAAGGTAGTCGCCGTCTTAACGTCAAAGCCTGCAAAGTTAGTTTTGATTGTTGCCGTGTCATTGGCCGTTCCAACTTCTGGATTGGTCCCTAATGAACGCTGCTCAGTGGCCAGAGCTACTTGACTGTATGGGTTCAGAAAGTAACACCAGCGTTTATTCATTGGCACGCCAGAGGCTTGCATAAGCGCCCCTGCGTTAGCGACGTCCTCCCATGAACGGACGCCCTGATTCTGACTGCCTTGATGTAAAGCCACGTTTTTAACTGCGTAAGCAGCAAAGGCCAACTCCAAGTCAACCACAATCCGAGTGCTAATATCATCCCAGAATCGGGAGATATCTGTACCCATTTTAAGCGCCTCATCTACCTCGTCATAGTCAACTGCAACAGTGATGTAATTCTGCACTGTGGCCGTTGCTTTACCTGTGATGATATCGCTTCGGGATGTGGAGATGTTGCCGGTAGCCGTGCTGATAGTGGTGTAATCAGTTGGGCGCTTAACGTCAACTTGAGTGCCAGAGTTAGGGGTGAATTGCCCTGAAACTAGCTGTGTATCTACGTTCTTTGAGAGTACGCGATTGGATTCGAAGCGGTCTAAGACCTTCATCGATACCTTTCGCGTAAAGTTGCTTTCGAAATTGTCTGCCATCTTCTTTTACCTATTCGTAAGTTGCGCCCTTTGGTCCACCTTCGCTTGAAACCGATCTGCTGGATTCAACCTTGTCCGTGGGTGTTGGGGCTGTGGATGATTTAGTTGCTGGTTTAATATGTCGCCGTAAATCTGAGATTGCTATAACGCCTTCATAGGCGCTATGGCCAAGGGCTTTCTTGAGTGCTTTCGCTCGATCAGGGTTCTTCTGTAGAAAATAAATCATCGCGGCTGAGTTTGGTTCCCGCTCAATGATTTCCTCTACAACTCCGATTCCAAGTTGATCGATAACTGCCACCTCAGCATCCTCGTAGTCAGGTGCATCTAGCTTCATAGCTTGTTCGTAGTGTTTAATCTGCCGTTGCTGTTTTGCGTCGGCTTGTACGCGCTGAGTCGCGGCCGTATCGTTGGCCGTTAAATGCTCCTGAAATGTGCTGTTAATAGTCTCCCTGACCAGTTTAGCGGTACTGTCTGCCGTGAACTGTTCCCTGGCTTGGATGTAAGCTGGGTCGTATTCACCCTCGTCGAATTGATCGGGTTGGGGTGGCCCTGTTTCGCTTTTCTGGTCAAGTGCTAACTGCTGCAGTCGAACGGTGTTCTCGGCTTTCTCGGCACGCTGGATTGCTGCCGTTGTCACGTCCGTTTGATCTGCAATCTTGCCCTTGAATCTAATAGCCTGTCGGCCCATTAGCTCCTTTACGGCTCGCTGTGCGTCTTCTGGCACAACTATTTTTTGGGGTGCGTTCCCCTCTGTAGACTCGGCCTGTTCTGACTCTTCAACGCCTACTGTTTCGGATATCCCCGAGTTAGTTTCTAGCGTGGTTTCGGTTGTTCCAGACGTGGTTTCGTCTACTACTATCGCATCATCATCCATATTTTTAGTCTCGTAATGGTATAAGAGTGGGGCCGGATGGCCTTCGGTTTTAAGGTCCGATAACCCTCTCAAGAGGTTATTGAAATTGCTGCCCTTGAGATGTTAAAGCTTGGAAGTTCTTGAGTGTTTCTTGGCGTAGCTTCGTTAGCGCCGTGATTCGGTCAGTCTCTGTTTTAATCTTGCTGTTCTGAGTCTCCGAGACAATTTGTACAGTCTCCGCTTGTTTCTTCTGGGCGTCGGCGGTCTTCTGTAACGAGCCAGCGTCAAGACTCCGGGCCTCTGCCTCTTGTTGCATTGCAGCGGCCTCGATGAGTTTCTGTTGTGGATCTTCTTTCGGCTCCTGCGCCTTGGCCAACAAAGCCTCTTCTTCTTCGGTCTCAGGCTTAATGTTCCCGGCTAGAATCTGACGTTTCCGTGCAACTTTTCTCACGCCATCAAAAGCTGAGCCTGGGAATAACTGAACCAACCCATCGACGGCTGGAATTAACAGGTCTTCAGCCCCTGGGATGGCAGAAAGAATCTCAACCAAGCCCTTGCCCTCCTCAACCTCTTGCTCTCGCATAGTTTCGTATTGAGGACCAACATCGGCATAGGCTCTGAATTTCTTACCGCCTAGTGAGTTCTTAAACGTGGTCCTTAGTCCTGTCTCGGGGTCTGCCACAACCTCATCCAGTTTAACGCGAGCCTCGTTGCCTTCTTTGCCTAAAGTGGTGACGGTTCGGGTTGAATCTAGAATCTCTGAGGCTTGCGAAGCATAGACAGTGCCGGAGAATGCTACCGACATCTCTATATTCTCCATGATCACCTGGGTGTTCATGTTCTGGCGCTTAATCAGGGCTTTCAGGGCCTTACCAGAGGAGTTTTGGTCTACTGTTTCCTGCTGGAAACCGCCTGTCTGTCCCTGAATATAGCTCTGAGTAAACTGCATTAGGGCTGCAGCATTAGGGTCTAAATTTCCGGCTGATACTGTGGCGATGGGGCCAGCGGCAATAATCTCATTGTTAAGCCCGGTCGCTGGGTCTACAACGAGGTAAGCTTTGCCGTTCTTATTCGCCCAAAGCTGTTTAATCTCATCGGCTTCCATCTGCTCACGCAAGAATACTGGAATGTCCTGGCCGCTAGAGGCTGCATTCTCTACAAGTTGCGAGCCTTGCACGTTCAGTGTTCTCTGGGCATCTTTAAGCTTCCTAACAAGCCCTCGGTAATGCTCTGAGCCATTCACGTAAGCACGGTAGGCATAGACGGGGATAATCCCTAGCCACTCGCCTGCTATTCTAACAGAATCTTCAAGGATTGCATCGCCACTAAACACGGTAAGCATTACGGTTCGCACTTCGATGCGTCGTTTATGCTGAAGGCTTAGGTTCTCATCGGCCTTGATTTCCTTCTCTTTCTCTTTGTGTTTGGTCTCGCTGAATACTTTAACGTCGCCGCCTAAGTTGTTGTAGACGAATACCCATTCTTTCTTGATCACAATCTCACGGCGAGTAGCGATATAGATGGAATCTTTACTGAGGTCCATGTATTCGTCATACCACTTCGGATCGAAAGCCGACACCGGGTTCATGTCAGGATACTTAGCCTCGAATGAATCCTTGGTCATTTCGTCAAGGGTAGTTACCCGCATAGCGTCGCGCTTATCCGCTGCCTTGGCTGCGCTGTCAAAGAATACGGTATTGTATGCGGTATACAGCGCACCATAGACCGTTCTTTGGTCTGGATTCTTGGGGTCTGACTTGTCGATAAACTCAGGCGTCTCCATGAACGCGCCAAAACCACACGTTGCAGCCTCTAATACTGCGTTGTCTATTGCTGCCTTACCGAATGAGTCCCGAAAGTCTGCACGTTGAATCCCGTTCAATAGGTTCGCGTCATCATCGCTCGTTGCTTCATCATCGGGCTTGAACTCTACGCCAACCCGGTTCTCATTCCACTCGCCCACGAACCGCTGAACATAGTCAGAGGTTAGATCGAACTCCATTAATGCGCGTTCAGTATTGATATTCCTAAGGCCATCATACTGTGCGCCGTCCACGTTGATGAAACACGTATCCTCATGCGCTGCCCTGCGCTGGTTCTGCGTCAAGTCGGCGTCTTTGGTCAGGTCATTGAGATAGCGGCCGAGTTCTTCTTTATTATCTTCGGCCATTAGAATCGCTTCGCGTTGGGGACATTGAGAGGGGCCTTTTCTATGTGCTTCTTAGCGCGCCTTACCCCTTCGCAGGCGTAGCGCAATGAATCAATAACGTGGTTCTTTGTGTCTGCAAGAATGGGCAACACAAAGTCAGTGAGTGGATCGACTTTAAAGCTATACGTTCTCATTTCGTCAATCGTATGAACGCACCGGGGATGGACAACAATATCGTAGGTCTTTAGCCACTCGACGCCATCTTCAAGTGAGCCTGGCCCTTTAAGTGCTGCCATTATCTTAGGAAATCCATGTTTCCTCATGTGGCTGATTGTTTCAGGGCGTGCGTTGTCTGAGATAATCGGCCATCTTTCGGATTCAGGGATTGTCATAAACAGGTCGGGCGTGTCTAGAATCTCACAGCCCACCCGATAGGCTTCGTAGTCAATGTATAGCGTCCTACCGATAATGTGGCATCGCACCAATACTGTCGGGTCTTTAGAGAATCCCCAATCAGCGCCGAATCTATGAACCGTATCGGCTGGGGCTTCAAACTCTTCGACTTTCCAGTTATTAAATACTCGGGCTTCTGCGTTCTGTAGATACTCGCCCATCCAGACGTGGGAATATTTATCGATGTCTCGGCCTCTGTCGTATTCCATCTCTGACTGAAGCACGTCTGGAAACCAAGGGTTATCAAAGTAGTTCACGTTAACCACGTTAGAGCTAGGGGGTGGACTATCTCCTCTTAGCAGTGAATCAACTGGGTCTGTCGCATCTCGGGGGTTCCAGCTAAACCAAAGCTCTGAGCCTGGCTTTCTGATTGTCGGCCTGAGCATGTCTAGACTGCGCTGGCTCATGGTCTGGGCTTCCTCTGCCCACGCTCTGTCAAAGCCCTCAAACGATTTAATGCTCTCAGCGGTGTGGTTCTGCATCCCTTGAAAGATAATTCGTCCTGAGCCTCTTACAGCCTTGATGCAGTCGTATTGCACCTCGAAGTAATGGCCGACACCCATCTCTGTGATTTTGTCCTCAAGTAACCGCTTTACTGATTGGTTCAAGGACTTCTGTACTTCACGGACACATACGCTAGATGTTCCGGGGTTTCTAACGTGAGCCTCAATCATCTCAGAGGCGAAGAAATGGGACTTGCCCGATCCACGTCCACCATATGCGCCCTTGTACCGGCTAGGCTGTTTTAGATCTACAGCCCACCTGGGGGTTTCGGTATCAAGTAGATTTGGGGTCAACGATTGTGGTCCTAATTTCAGTGAACAGGATAGGCCCGTCATCTGGACCGCCTATTGATTGATGCGCTTTACCGTCCATTCTGTCGCCAATCTCTTTCATGGCAATGGGGTTGCCCTCTAAGGCTTGCTCAATAACCTTGTTAGCTATTTTGCGTAAAGCGTCACCGCTTCTTACTTCAGGGTTTTCGTATTGGGCCAAAGCTCTATCTAAAGCATTCGCCCAAGGCTTGTTCTTAGACCCGTTTTTGTTTCCTGGTTGTCCTCCTGATTCAGCCACTTGGTTCGACTCCTAAGCCTTTGATTGGTCTATAGCTTCTATAGCCACGGCGTATAATAAACACCCTACAAAATAGACCGTTAATATTCCAGCACCCACTGTCACTAATAATCCACTCATCGGAGTATTCCGCTGTACTCGCTTGGTCGTATCATTATCCGTACATTTCCTTGATAAGAATGTCATTAATCTTGATTTTCTTGCGCTGACTCATATCCAATTACGCTGCTATTAACTCAGGGGCTAATCTATACAGTTGAAAGGCTTCAACAGCCATACCGAAAGGGTTGTTTTTGCACGTCCAGTTTCCATTCTACGCGGAGAAACAAAACGACTCGTCACTATAGCAATAATTGAGGATGTATCTAAAGCTTGTGCTTTTTTGTGAACTTCTGATAATTCCATTAGATCCAAGGCTCCGTTATCTGAAATCTCTGAACGCCCTGAATTGTTTCATCGGAGTCGGTTGATTTAATAGTAGCATGCCATAGCTTTACGGCTAGCGTGGTTGTTTCTGCAGGGGTTATTGTCACTGGAACATCCCCATAGGAATTGATTGTAACAATCCTTGAGATTGAGGCCGCTGAGCCCGGAAAGTCTTTGACTTCGAGCAAGTAGGCAAATCCAGCCTGAAGTAATCCGTCAAGGGTATACGTGAAGCTGTAGCTTGTTCCTTGAGGGACTATAGCTGGAGCGGCCATTTAGACGGTTCCGACAATCTTACGGGTGACATGCAAAACATTGGAAAATTGAACGCTCATCTAAAAATCACCTTTTCTCGTTGTGACTGAAAATGCGCCGCCCCGTGTGGTGTTGGCGATTGAATCCTGACGGGTTGCATCTTTGAACCCGCCAGCTCTTGTGCTGTCTCGGCCTTTTGGCGCTGCGTCTTGAATCGTAGTAGCAGCGACAAATACATGCCCCGCTGCTGTCGTAGTCAATGACGCGCTAAGAGACGACGCTGATGAAGCGTTATTGTGTGCGCTTCCATCAATTGCCATCATTTAGCCTCTGGAATAGGAATCCGCCAGACATATTGTTGCGTCGTGGCGGCTTTTTGGATATTAGATTTAGGTTATGTCAGAAACTTGTGGTGTTTCTGGTGTTAGAAATGGAGTCGCAGCAATCTAGCAAGGACGACTATGAATGCCCCGCTTGCCCGAGGCGCTGCGTACCTGATCGCAACGGCCACCCTATGAACAGCACAGGGACTATAATAGTGTTTCAGACAAGCGCCGCCATTTACCCTCGAAGACGCTACCCGAGAAGGCGGTGATAGTGCTAGTTTAACACAGTGATTGGCAGGGTCAATTATCCTACATTCACCCACCGTGTTAACCACTCCCACACGGTTTTTCCTTTGCTGTGGGTTAATCCGTGCCCTAATCTAGAGCACCCACAAGATCTTGTGTGTCCGTTTCTGAGCTTTGTTCCATGTGTAATTACAATTCTCCCGCAGTCACAGAGGCACTTCCACATGGCTCCTGTTCCCCTGCTTTCCGCACTGCCTATAACCAATAAGCGGCCATGTTTATTCCCTAACTCTTGTATCATTTGCATTTCTTTATCCTAGTTCTGGTCTTATATCTGAAGTGTTAACTTCGATACTTTGCACCATAAAGTCGAGCAATAATTTCACCCTGTCGCCGCCCGGCAAAGATTCTATCTTGCCCCTATTGTGACCAAGAACACCGCCCTGCATGTAGATGCGATCTCCGGGCTTGTAGCTCATTGCAACATCGCGAAGGTCAGCATCGAGCATTAACCCTTCCACCGCCCCTGGGGGGAATCTTGCATAGGACCCAGCGCCAGGCACGATATACAAACACCCCTTGGTTTTCTTTATCTTGTAGAAATCATCCACGCCAATCGTTAGGAATACGCAAATATATCCGGGGAACAATACTTCCATGCCCTCGCCGCCTGTTCTTTTGTCTTTGCGGGCGAGTGGTAGGTAGCATGTATATCCACCTTCCAGGAGGCTTTCACGGGCTGTATGCTCACTGCGCGTTTTTGCCTTCACTAAATACCAAGCGGAATCATTCATCGGGAATACCCAAAAGTAACCACGGCAGTTATTGATAACGCCGATAACCAATAAAAGAAATCAACCTTACTGCCATTGTACAGCCACCAGAAAGCGTTCATCGTATACAGTGTCATT